AGTTGCGTCCACGCGGGGGTAGCCAAAGTGCCCGAGTTGTATTCGATCCTAGTTACGGTGAACTGTTTACCCTAATACGAAACAACATCTGGTCGGAATTATTAACCAACACAGCCATGTTGGTGTTGTTCGATCCGCCTGAATAATACCCATCGAAACGCAACCACAGGGTTTCTCCGGTAGTTACGTAATCGGCTACACCGCTCCGTCTGAAAGTCCGTGAAGAAGTGGGACGTGTTGTTGTTGACACCCACCGACTGGTCAGTATAGGTCGAGTTGAAAGTCGCTGCCGTAGTCGATGTAAAGACAGTCCCTACGTTACGGGTAAACGCCGGGTGCGCGCCCATGTAAAGATAACGGTCGGCCATTAGTTTTCCGTCCCTGCAAAGGTGAACGAGGCGTTGGCGATCGTCTCCACCGTGTTCTGCGCGATCACTTGGATTTGATCTCCTACCGCGAAAGATACGGTTGTGCCAGAGGTGGCAAACGTGATCACCCCGCCCGAGGTGACGGTGATAGTTCCAACGGTCGTCAGCACGCCGGCCGCGGTGCGCTTTTTCACGGTGAAGGTGAACGTGCTCGCGGGGTTGGTCCCTACGTTGCCGTAGGATCCGAGCCATTCATCCAAGAAACGTGACGGCTACCGGGAAAGTGTGCAGCAATAGCACTTCGTCGCTGGTGGGTGCCGTGGTGAAGCCAAAGGGCACGAAATAAACGCCGGTTCCGTTTGCGGCGAAAGTCAGCCGACCTTGCTGGTCAACCGTCACCGTGGCATTCGTGTAGGTGCCGGGCGTAACCGTAGTGTCGGCGAGATTGATTGTGATATCACCATCACCGAGCGCGCCGCCACCCGTCGAGCCCCGTTCCGGCGATAATCTGCCGGGCAAGCAGTTGCTCGATAGCAGTCTGGTTGTCTTCGAGGATACCGCCACGCGCTTGGAGCAGCCGAATGAAGTATTCGGTCGGTGTGCCGTCCGGATTGGCTATTGCGGTGCGGTTCTCAAGATTTTGCAACATCGGGGATTTCCAAGTCGTCCACTCGGGTAAGGGCCCCATAATCGACAATCTGGAAAAGCCGGCCGGGCGTGGTCATGCTACCCAGGCTCAACCAATCGAACCGCTGATCGTAGGCACTTTCCTCGACCGTGATAATCCCACAGGAAACATAACTGCTTCCGCGATCATCCGATATCAGGAGTTCCACCGTGTTCAAGGTATCATCGTATAACTGCGGCGGACTTCCAGTCAATTCGACACCGTAGCACGGCACTGCGGTGCGTCCACGAATAACCACCTGTCCGGTGATCACGCGTCGGAAAGATTGCGTACTCTCCACATCGAAATCGGGGTTATCGTCAGCGGGCAATTGCGGATTGAGAAAATAGAGTGTTCCGGTCACTCGATCACCTACCAGAACGTTAGTCCCAAAAGAATCTTCATTCGGCAGCTTCGCCACCCATTGCCTACCTACCCAACCGCGCCAAAGCGGCGAATCCCCGGATCCCCAAACGAACCACGAGGGCGGGTCCGTCGAAAGATCGCAGACAAGGGTTTCGTCCACTGTGTTGAGTACATAGTAGTCGTGTCCGTCGAGTGTGAAAGTCCAGGCTCGGCAAACCGGCCACTCGGGCAAGCCACGGACTACCACCATCGCGAATGCCTGGTAGATTTCTACATCGTCTGTGCGCTTGTTCACCGCGTAGGAAAGGGCTTGCTGTGCCTTTACCTCATCCGAAGGATAATTGATTACCGCAAGCGGCATCATCTGCGAAACCTTGGCTTCACCTCCAACTTCGTCGATCGCCAGGGCGAATGATTGACTTACTTGGGCGTCGGTCACGTTAAAGCGTCCGTTCGATCTTCATCAACGCATCATTGAATGTTCCCGGTGTCCACGGGCTCGTGGTGTTTGGGTCTTCCTCGCTCACGTCCCACCAATAGGTGGCACTCGGGGTGATCGCGTGATCTGCGCCGGCGTCGTAGGCGGCAACGGATTTCAAGCTGACCTGAACCTTGGCGTCACCGCCATCGGTCTTCAGCCCTCGAAAAACGGTGATTACACCACGAACGCTTGTCACATCGCTCGGTACATCTGCCATAGACATTTCAACCACCGCGGCAGCGGCAGCAGCTGAAGCGTAATCGGCATCATTGGGTACGTCTTCATCTAGGACGCCCGCGATCGAACTACCCGTGGAGGCAGCCCAACCGGAATTACTGTCGTCGGTTGCAACCGGGCACCCAACGACATTGACCGTACCCATGAAGTCATTGTTGTACGTGCCCGTTGTGTCCCACACCACCAGCCCTTTCATGTAAAGCTGGATCGACGTGTTGCTAGTCATGCTCTGACGATTAGTCCATCCGATGATGCCAATCAGTGTATTTTGGGGGACTGCTTCGGTGGCTGTGAGCACAGGCACGCCTTCTCGGCGCACTTCGATATCGCCTGTTTCACTGTCGATGAAAAGTTCGATGTGCTGCCACGTATTTGTCGTGAAAATCGGGACCGTTGTGGTGGCGATCAAATTGCTTACCGAAATCGTAAACCGAAAGAGCACCATTCGGCTCAACAACAAGATCGTACATTCTTGCATTTGCCGTGGTCCTGAAACCGATGATCGAGGGACGTACTCCTGTAGTCGAAGGCAATGTGGTTCTGTAGAACCTTGCACCGCAGCCAATGGCTTTTTGCGGCGTCGGAATTGCCATACGCGAATCGGTGAGGTTGCTGTTGTTGTTCGTGGCGGAAACCACGAGCACTCGTCCACTGGACACCCCATCCGGATCCAATGGAAGCTGATTGTCATTGGAGGGGACTATAAAGGCATATGGAAGCCCATCGAGCATGTTTTCAGCGCCAGTGGCACCCGAACCATAGAAGCTGAAATTGTCCGCCCACTGCAACATCGGAACTCTCCCTACGGGCTCAAAAAGTTTTGGCGAGCAATCGCCTTTCGAATGCGTTCTTCGATCTGTGGTGTCGAAATCCTGCGCTGCCCACCTTGAATTTGGAACACCCCACCATCGTTGTCCGCGATGATCATAGAGCCTTTTACTTGAAGCGCGGTTCCAGGGATAGTCCCTCGATCAAAAAGAACACCCTGCACGCGCGAAATCGGCGCATCGAGGTTACCAGTCAAAAAATAGGCTTCGGTCGTGCTCTGGCCGGGGATCCAGAATTGATCTCCATAAATTACGACTTGGTGCGCCGGATCCGGGCTGCGCTCGGCCGTAGCGAAGTTGAGCGGGTCCACGGTCGTTTCGCCAGGTTCGATCCAATAGAATCGACCATTCACATTCTGTCCTGCGCCAATTACAACAATGACGTAGCCATTGATGTATCCGACACTCACCGGAGCATAATCACCGGGCAAGGGAACCGCAATAATTCCCGGAAGGCCACCGTTCGCCAGCGTGCCGCCGCCCCATGCGATGTTCGCCCCGGTTTCGGTCGTGACAATTGCGTTCCCGGCCGAGCCGAACGTGACCGCCCGCACCACGAGATCGTTTGCCGTAACCGAGGACGCGCGCACGGTCGGGTGAGCAATCAGGACGGTGGAATAGTCCGTGCCGCCCGTCCCGGTGTCGTTGATCGCGTTGAACAGGTTTTCGAGCGACAAGGCTGCACTGATCCCGATAGCCACCAGCCACGGCGCCCCCACGGTGCCGGCCGGCGAACCTGCATCGACCGACCCGCTGGTGAACTGGTAATAGACGGTATCAATCCGGACCACATCACCGTTCGAAGGGTTTAGGAGCGCGGTAAGCGTGCCGCGAGCCCAAGCATTATCGGTGTAGGCGTAGAGCGCCTGCCCGTCCGCGATCCAGAGGAACGAAGGCACGGCCGTTCCACCATCGCCGATCGTGCCCGTCGCCGCCATGCTCACGTCCGCGGCCGTTTCGCTGCCCGCCATTGACGTGCTGACTGTAGTAGGAACGCCGTTCACCGTGACGCGCGAAAGCACGTCGCCGGAAACCACGAAATGATCATCGTTGAAAATGCCGGGCGCGTGAAACTCGGCGCGGACAGGTTCGTTTCCGAGATTGATCCAGCGTTGCAGGCCCGGCCGGGCGATGAACGAATAATCGTCGGCTAGAACCGGGTTTTGCTCAATCCAGCGGTTGCGCAGCAAAATATCCGCGGTGCGAAGAACCGTGCGACTGGCATCGTGCCGTGCGAGAGGGATCTTAGCCATTTAGCCATTCCCTCGATAGCCTCGATCGAAAACAGTCTGCGACGAGAATTCACGTTGGCGGCTGTAACTCTGCACGCTGACGAACGGCCATGAAAGATCGTCGTTGATTTCGAGAGACAGGGATTGAAGGTAGCGCGAGACGAATTTCTTTCGCTCGGAGCGAAAAACCGCCTGGCTCTGTTCATCCATCATCCTGCCGTAGCGGGGATTAAGCCTCATAGCCAAGTAGGTGATGAAGAACATATCGAAGTCGGCCGGATAAGGCATTTCGTCGGTTTCGACGAGCGAAGAGATCGCCACCCAATTTCCGAGATCAGCCCGGTAGAACCACTCGCGGGAAAGCCCGTTGGTGTCGAGCGTCAGCGTGGCGGAACCTTCGATCGTGCGACCATTGGCGTCGATCGTTACCGGATAGGTGTTGAGACGGCCGAACGGGTCGAGGATGCTCATTCGCGAACCATCCTGCGGCGTCGGCGTGAAATATATCGTCACCGCCTCTTCATTGAGCGCGAGCAGCCTGCGATTGATGTTTGGCCGGATACGCTGCTGCGGTGAAATGTCGGTGTCGGCGATTTCGCGGCCGAAGTCCCCGAGAGGCCAATCCCCCAACGGCTCGCCCGCCTCGTCGCCGAGAACGGCGGTCAAGAGCGCGTTGAGAAGGCGCAAACCTTCCGTGACCTGTGCCGCTGATGGGTCGCGCCCAATCGCGATCAGGTTGCTTTCGCGGTATGCGTCGG